AACGCTAAAAAGGACAAAAGAGAATATCCTTGGGATGTAAATTTCTATAGAGCAATAGAAAACGACAAACCGCTGTGGGCTTCCCAGTTCTCCAAAAAGAAGCTAAAGGCAAAGAAGAGAGAGTTTATTGAGGCTGGTCTAGTCAATAAGTTTGCTCAGGAGTATATGAATGATGCTCGAGATGTGACGAATGCCTCATTTAAGATAGACAGAATACAATATTACAACGGAAGGGTTGAATGTAAGAGTAATTTTAACTACCTTATCGACGGTGATGATGCCATCCCGATTAATATCTACATGGGTGTTGACCTTGCGGCAACAGCTTCGGAGACCTCAGACTATCAAGTTATACTGGTTATGGGTATTGACTCAAGCAACAACCGTTATGTCTTGGAGTACTTTCGTGAAAGAATACCTACTTTTGACGTGCCCAAGGAGATTATACGACTTGCAAACAAGTATACACCAGTTCGAAGAGTTACTATTGAGACGGTTGCGGCACAGGAGATGGTTCGGGATATGGTTACACGGCTTTCCTCAAAGGAGAAAAGACTTCTTCCGGGTATTTTTAAGGGAGTTAAGCCTCCTGCTCGAATCAAAAAACAAGATAGGTTGGAGACCAGTCTTGGCCCTATTGTCAATTCTAAGAAGCTTTACCTGCAAAGAGAGATGACAGAGCTGGTTGATGAGTTCTTTGAACATCCCAAGCCAAGAAATGATGATGTCATGGATGCTCTGTACTATGCAGACTACTACGCAAGGGCACCTAAGAGCTCAAGAGTATCCACTGAGTCCTTACAGGAAACAACCAATGACCCGGTAATGCGAATCAAAAGAAAAGCCTATAGCTGGATGTCCGGTGCTCGACTTTAAACCTATTGCACTATTTAGTGTTTTATAGCTAAGATAAGATAGCAAAATACACACATGCCAAGATACTCAAGACGATCAAAAAATAGATTACTAACTTGTGACCAAAGATTGCAAGATGTGTTTAATGAAGTTATAAAGCACGTTGATTGCTCTATATTAGAGGGTCACAGAAGCAAGGAAAGGCAAAATAAGCTATATGATGAGAAGCGTACTAAGGTCAGGTATCCTAATGGCCGGCATAATTCTAACCCTTCTAAAGCCGTTGACGTTACCCCTTATCCTGTGGATTGGGAAGACCGGGAGAGACAAACCCTCTTTGCCGGGTTCGTTATTGGCATTGCTCGCAGCATGGGCATTAAAATAAGATGGGGCGGAAATTGCGATATGTATGAAGAGAAAGGAAGGTGGGAGGTCAAGGATAACCGTTTTGACGATTTTCCACACTTTGAAATTAAAGAATAATGGCTGGAACAGACACAACTGAGACAAGGACTCCTTTAAATTCTTTTATCCTCACAGAAGAGGGTACCAATATGTTTCCTTGGGCTACTGAACTAGCAAGTCAATACAGTGCTACGCCATCAGAGTTGGCAAATGGGCAGAATACAATATTAACCAATGGAGAGACGTACTTTCCACCAGAAGCAGTAGAGGAAATAGGGGTAGATACTTTGAACTACATGAACAACAAACCAAGAGAGGGCGGTCATGCCGCTATAGACAGAGTTATTGCAATGACCACACTTCAGGGTTTAAGGCCTATGAATGAAGGTGGAGAGGTTATGCCCAACTATGCTGGCGGTGGAATGGTTCAAGACCAGATGCCCGGCTATCGATATGGTGGAATGACAAAGAAAAAGAAAATGATGGGCTATGAAAATGGTGGTATGTCTGGCTACCGAGAAGGTGGCAAGGTTGCAAAAAATGTTTTTTATGGAATAGGACAAAATTTTGATAGGGCAGACCTAGACATGAATGATGATATGTATACTATGAGGCGAGTTTTGTCTGTACCCGCTGAACAAGTGGGTGAGGGCAGTGGTTTGAGATACTACGCTGGAGAAGCTACCGCTGATATGATGGAGCCACTTAAATCTATGACATTTATGGATGCCGCTTCAAAGATGAACATATCCCCTCAAGACTCTATCCCCGTAGCTATGATAGACCAGTACCTATCACCGAAAAAAAAGAAAGGTCTTATGGGTTTACTTGGATTTCAAGACGGTGGCATGGTAGATGATTCACTTACGGGTATGATGGGTGGTGGAATGGCCATGAAGAAAAACATGATGGGTATGCAAGATGGTGGTATGGTTGATTATCAAAATGGTGGAGAGGTAAGCGACTCTCTTTATTGGGCAAACCACCCAGCCAACAACCCCGAGATGAATGGAGGTTCACTAGGTGTGGTTCGAGAACAGGCAACAATGTTGCAAGATAGTATGAAGGTAGACACTGCAAATAAGGCTAAAAAGGCATTACAGCTTTTAAAGTTAAAAGGTTTACTCGAGGAAGGTGAAGCCATTGAGTACCAAAATCCACAGAGAATGATGAATCCAAATATGATACCAACCCCTGACGAAGCTGAGATGATGCAAAACATGATGAGAAGACTCTCTATTTAATATGCAAAAAGACCCTAGAGCACTACATAACGAGGAGCTATATAGACAGTGGAGAGATGCAAGGTCTGACTGGGACACGGAAGCTCGAAAAGATATAGACTTCTACCTTGGTAATCATTTTACCACCAGCGAATCAGATGAGTTATCCTCAAGAAATCAAGCAGACATCCCAATGGATAGGATTTCATCTGCTATAGAAAAATTTAAAGCAGTTCTTACTTCAAGACCACCGGCATTTACCATTACCCCAAGAGAAGATTCTGATGTTCAGGTTGCGACTATGTGGCGTAGCATTATGAATTACGTTTGGGAGAAATCAGACGGTGACTGGCAAATGAAACAGGCTATACAGGACTATGCCGTTACTGGAATGGGATATTTGTATGCCTATATTGACGCAGAATCAGACTTTGGTAGAGGTGATGTCAAGTTCACATACATAGATCCTTTTAGAGTATACGCATCTCCGAGCTCTAGGGATCGTTGGTTCAGTGACTCAGATGGTCTTATCCTTTCCACCATCCTTACTGGTGAGCAGGTCATCAACCTCTACCCTGAATTGGCAGACAAGACCGACCCTGAAACGGGAGAGGTTATTCCGGGGTTAATAAGAGAGCTATCAAGTTTTAGTTATGACGATGAAGATTATCCTTCTTCTCAAAATAAAAATTCAATGACGGTATTTACTCCGGCTGAAGTAAGAGATAAGGACTACTTTGAAGTAAATAAATATCAAGTTCTTGAAAGGTTCTATAAGGTAAAGGTTCCATTTTATAGAGTCATTGATATGCAGTCTCAAGAAGAAGAAATCCTATCTCAAGAAGAGTACACTGAGTTCTTTCAAGAAAATTCAGAAGCATTTGACATAGGGGCTTTTAAAGCCATTGAGGTCTTACAAAATCGTGTTAAGATATGTGCTTCACTTGGTGAGGTTGTTCTTTATGAGCAAATCTTAAACACAGATGAATATCCCGTAGTACCCCTTCCAAATATCTGGACTGGAACACCTTATCCCAAATCGGATGTTTCTAGAGCTAGACCCATGCAGAGACTTCTTAATAAACTATGGTCACTTGCTTTGTCTCACGCACAGGCTTCAGCCGGTTTAAAGTTATTGGTTCCTCTAGGGAGTGTTGATGATGTTGACCAACTAGAGAAAGACTGGGCAAATCCAAATGCTGTGATAGAAGTTGATTCTTCTCAGGGAGAGCCTCATTATCCAGCACCTCAACCCTTAGCTGGTGAGTTTTATAGGTTAATACAGCAATCAGAGTTTTATATAGATTTTATATTTGGTCTGCCTGAGATGATGCACGGCTTTGCAGATAAAGCCCCTGAGACATCCAAGGCAACAGAGAGAATGATAGCATTGGGTAGTGAAAGACCAAAATCAAAATTGAGAGATGTGGAGTTTAGCATAAATAAACTAGGAAAGGTTTTATACAACTTATCCAAAGGTCACTATACCTACAAAAAAATATTTAGATTGGTACAGCCAAACAATAACATCACAGAGGTCATGGCAAACTTCTATACGGATGTGTCTGGTGCGGTCTTAGACCTCAAGAAAGAAAAGCACATTTTAGATAAACACGATATTAGAATTGAATCAGGGTCTACGATGCCTTCCAATAAGTATGCAGAGCTCGCTGTGTATTTAGAGGCGTTTCAAATGGGTATAGTAGACCGATACGAAGTATTAAAAAAGAATCCTGAACTGTTTGACAAGGAGGGCATTATGCGAAGAACGGAAGAGAAGCAAGCAATGCAACAACAGATGCAGGCAATGGAAGAGCAGTTAAAGAATTTGCAAGGTGACTTGCAGACAGCCCAAAGAGAATCTGTCAGCGATAGAAAAAGAGTCGAGGTTGAGAAGTTTAAGACTCGTCTCTCTGAGATTAACTCAGAATCAAAGGCAGATAGAAGGGTGCAACGTGGAAAACTAGAAAATGAGGTGAAGCTAGAGGTGGAGAAATTGTCCAGCAATCTGAAAGAAGTTCAGACCAAGGTCGGTTCAGCTCCCGAAGCCTAGACATCTAAGGAGAAAACTATGTCAACACTAGAACAACAGGAAGTAAACGTCTTAGACAATGAGCCTACAGCTAATGAGGGCTTTGTTCCCGGTAACGAGAACATTGTGGAAGATATCGTAAATGAACAATCCTCACAAGGTGAGGCAGTTACTAATCAAGCAGCGGTAGATGAGTCAGCTACTTTAATAGATCACGAAGCAGAGGCACGAAAGTTCCAATCTATGTATGATCGGTCACAAGCCGAGAACGCTAGATTGCAACAGGGCGGTCAGATTCTTGACTTACTAGAGCAGAGACCAGACCTTGTACAAGCACTTGAAAGCGGTATGGCTAACCCACAAACTCAACAGCCAAGTAAAGCAACAGTTGAAAAAGACGATTTTAATCCTTGGGAAGCTTTTACAGAAGATGGTTCCGATTCAAGCAAATTGGTTAATCAACAGATTGACCAAAAGGTTGACCGGATAGTTTCAGAAAGGCTTGCCAGACAACAGCAACAGATGCAAGCCGAGATGCAGATGCAAAACACGGTAAATGAATTAAGGGGAACGTATAAAATGTCAGATAATGACATTCAAGGTTTTCTACAGTTTACTACCCAACCAAAGGAACAAGTGGGTTTAAATAACCTAGTTAAACTTTGGCAGATGCAAGGCGGACAATCGGTTGCTAACAATGATACAATGGAAGCGGTTTCGGCCGCAAAGCAAGTTCCTCGTTCAGCGGGCGTTCTACAAGGACAACCACATCC